GAGATTTCACTACCCTTTCCTTTGACCGGTCTGCCCTGATTTGCGTATAACGGCCACCGGAGAATGCTTGGGTAAAGAAGGATATAGAATCGTTATTTGCTTTGTGCGCCCCTGCATTAAGTATAGTTTCCGCTTCATCATGGTACACACCCATACCGCCCTGCTGATCCTGCATTAGTGAGATATAGCCCTCTGTTGTGCCATCAACGGCAAAGGGGTGGAATCGCTTGGGATGTGGTTTGTTGAATGGCTCTTTGCGGCTATTGGCATCTGCTCGTTGCAGGTTCCAGTTCTTTACCTCATCCTCATATTCCTTATCCTCTTTTGCTAACAAGTCCTTCAACGGTGTTTCGCACATCGCTTTAAATGCAGGTGTTTTACCTACAGATACAGGAGCAATCATTAATGCAAATAAGATATTCTTCGTTTCATCCGGAAGGTCGGAAGTAAAGCAGTTGCCGGCAAGCGATGAAATAGTCCATAGTCCTGCCGTTGCAAGGAACTCTGGGTGTAGTGATTTCTCGTTAGCTACCTCGAATAGCGACCTTTGTATATCCTGTGGAAAAATTTCATAAGGATATGATTTTGTGTCTTTTACGATGCCTATGTGCTGCAGTACTTTTTCCCAATCCCTACCTAAATGATAAAAAAGCATAAACGATGCAGGTAAAGACCATTCCGGGTATTCTTCCTTATTGTGCCAATTCGGGAAGTTATCCATTGATGCGGAGAATATCAGTACCCTTTTTGCCGCATGGTACACCTTTGCACTGATTCCTACAGATGCGCTTCCTTGCCGCCTGTAGGCCCTAAATTTGTCCGCTTTTCGGTAATGGTAATCAGGTATGGGATAAAGGCCGATAGTGTTCAGAATCGCCTCAAAACTATCCTCCGACAGATGTCCGTCATATTCGGATAACTGCTTTTCATATCCTTTCGGGTAGTTGATGGCTTTTTTCGTCGGATCGTATGCCGGCTTGTACTCGTTAAAGTACTGACTAACCTCTATCAGGTAGTTATATTGTTCAAACGTTAGTTCTGTTATGTCAGCCATTGACTGATGGAACTCTATGTAACCAGGTGTTGGGTATGTGTACACTACCGGGCCGTTGCAGTATAGGGCAATTACCTCGTTCCCTTCTGGGTTGGCAGCTAACTGCTGCTTCTTGGGTAGGTGCTTGTAATACATCCACACATGGTACCCACCGTTTCGGGTTTGCTCTATAAATAGGTTACAGAGTATCTCCGGTGCCTCATTAGTAACCATTGCCATCCACTTGTGGATAAGTTCTTTGTCCTTCGTGTTCTTTAGGTCGAAGTCCAAGCACCCATAATTATTCCCAGTGAGAATCATTAACCCGTTATCGGATGGGCGCAGGGTAAGATCTTCGGGATTGCTCCAGTTGCGGTGTGATACGGGTTGCTTGTTGATAGTGTCCCATTCAATAGGAATTACTTTGATGCCGATGTCGGTATATTCGGCATGGATTTGTTTAATCATGTTGGGTTGGTTTGTGACTTATAAGTCATTCAAACAGGTCATTTTCTGCCTTTAATGACTTGTAATCTGGTCAAATATAATGAAGAATTCTTCCGGTGTATGCACGAATTCGTAAATCCCCCCTGCTTGCCGTTCCCTTTGTTGCTCGGCAAGTTGTTCGGGTCGGGGTTTGTCTTTGCCCGTTTTTATTTCAATCATTACTGACCGGCCTTTGATTGTTGCCGAAATATCAGCCGTTCCCTTCCTGGTTGCAGATGGGATGAACTTGCCGTTAATCTGCCTGCCCATAGTGTTAATGCGTGTAGCACGGTAGCCAGACCAGTTCAGGAAGTTGATAATAAACGTAGTCAGTCCATTGGACTTCGCAACCACAGGCACCGGCGGTGTAGTGTAGAATCCATCCTTCACCACATTCGGGGTACGTTGCAAGGTGTAGTTGTAGTGTGCGGTGTTATATCGTATCCGCCATTCGGGGTAGTGTTTCATATTGCTCTATTGCTTTAAATATTTGGTAAACCACTTGTGGTACTATAGCGTTTCCGGCTGCTTTGATTGATTCGTTTCGCCACTTAGAAAAGGTAATGTTGTCCAGTCGGGAGGAAAGCCCATCATTTCGAGAACGAATAGGGGATTGAGTTGGGAAGTTTTGCCAGCCGGTTCTACCATTTTTTCCGCATAACCGCATAAACTCTGCATTTTGAATTGCGTTTCCTCCCCCCTGTCTTGTTTGTATTCGTTGGCTTGTTTGCCTTTCCAATCCCTCGTTGTCGGTGTCGGCAACATCCCCATACTCATTGCCCGTGTCAGCGTTACCGAGTGCATTGAACCCTCCTTGACTTGGCTGCTCTTCATCGTTGACGTTGCGTTGGTTGAGTCCATTGCGGTGGGGGTGGGGAGTAGGCCCCTCTGATAAATAAACCCCGTCTGAACCTCCTGTGCAAGCGTTCCTGAATTCCCGAATTTCTGCTCCTTCTTGGTTAGGTTCTCCGAATACGAATCCATTGCACTTGGTGTTTTTAGCAACAAACCAAACCCTATCTCTTCTATGGGGAGCGTTGACGGATACAGCTGGCAGTACATACGGCCATACTTCGTACCCCGCAGCTTCCAAGTCAGCTTGCACCTCGTGGAATACCAACCCTCCTGACCAATTAACAAGGCCGAGAACGTTTTCGCCCACAACCCAACGTGGTTGAATTTCTCTAATTGCTCTAAGCATGCTCGGCCAGAGATGTCGTTCATCTTCTTTTCCTTTTCGCTTTCCGGCGCTTGAGTACGGTTGGCAAGGAAATCCACCTGTGAGGATGTCAATCTTTCCTCTGTGAATAGTGAAGTCTGTTTTAGTGATGTCATGATATGAAATTGCTTTAGGCCAGTAATGATGTAATACTTTTTGTCCAAAATCGTTCCATTCACAATGGAATACGTTTTCCCATCCCATCCATTCGGCTGCTAAATCAAATCCGCCTATTCCGCTAAATAGTGAACCGTGGGTCATATTAATCAAGATAAAACGCTCTTTTATTTGGGTTATCGGAGTTATTCCCAATCTTCGAAGGTAGAGGAAACATCAACTGAAACTGCTTTTCCGGCACCCATGCACCGCCTATAAATCGGTACCATTTGCCGTCTTTGAGCATTGCAGTAGTGTTAAGTCGGATGTCTTTGTTGCGGAGGTATTGGTGGATAGTCATGTTAGTACAAAATTAAGGGGAAGGTATTACCCTTCCCCGTGTGATTAAAAAGGAACGTCATCAAGATACTTCGGAGTTACTACCTTGTTTTCCGCAGGTGCATCCTTCTTGGGTGCAAGTGTTACTTTGTTGTCAGTCCACACTACTGCACCATTGCCAAAGTAGGTCTTTGGTTCTTTCGATTCCCTTTGCTCCTTTGTCTGCGAAAGGTACAGAGATACGTTCTGATTGTAGGCATTTGCTTCATCGTTTACTGCGATGGTGAAAGCCACTCCTTTGTCTGCTTGTGTGAGCAGTTGTTCAAGTTTTGCCTTTGTGATGTAGGCGTTGATTAGTGTTGCCATTGATTCGCTGGGTATTCAGAGCCAGTGTGATTAAGAGTTATAATGTCCGTAATATGTTCTATCGTGATGGCATTGTTTATGACAAGCAGTACACAATATTAGTATGTTATTTAGTTGGTCAGTTCCTCCGTTAGAGTATTCAACAATATGATGTGCTTCCAATGTACCAGGCAAAGGTATTTCTTCTCTTTTTCTTAAACACCATTCGCAATAATCAATACCTTTTTCTTTTACTAAATTTTTATGCTTTGATTCTCTATTGTTACTATTGTTCTGCTTTACAAAGTCAATATGACTATTGCATCTAGTACATATTGATTGCAAATGTGGGCCATTTTGCTTTATAAAAAAAGGTACAACTAAATCACATTTTTTACAATATTTAGACATATAAATTGTCATTTTAGAGCCATGTACGGGATTCGAACCCGTATCTCTCCGCTACAATGCGAAGGCGTTATCCCAAG